TTCAGTTGCAAAACTGCCAATTACCACACCACTAGCTAGCGGCAAGTATCTTTCCAAATTGTCAAAGTCTGTGGTTCTTTGTAGATACACACGTTTTGAATTTGGATTTGTATCTGGTGCAACCAGTGTTTCAAAGTAATCCGGATTGTCAGGAACACCATCGTTGTCTGAATCTTTATACGAAACTCTTACACGAAAGTCGTCTACAAAACCGTCTGTTTCAACTGGCTGGCCAATAATATCAAGTATCTCATCGCTGTTTAGTGTACTACTTGTATCAGGCTGGTTATTGGTTTTAAGCACATTGATAAAGTCGTTAATGATTGTGCCTGTTTTAGGATCATAAACTTTTTGTGTGCCATCATAGAAGAAGCGAGTTTCAAGAACACTGGCCCAGTAACGCTCAAGACTTCTTGAAGTCACTGTATAGGTAACACCATCTGTTTCAAATATCACTAACCATGAGTTATCAAGTCCTGTGCCACTGGTGTTTTGTGCATTTGCAAGACTGAATGTGGTTGCTGAATTCAAGTTGGTTGATGTGATCACATACCATTCTTCACTGAGATTGTCATAGCCCAATCCAAAGTCTCTGTAAAGTTCAATTTGCTCACGCATTGTTTGTTCAATAGCAGTTGGCAAATCTGTTATAAAGTTAACAACTACCTGTGTTGGTATAGCACCAGTTGGAATAAAGTTATTCAGTGTTACAGGGCCTGTGCCGTCTGCATTGTTGCCAAGTCCAAAGTTAGTGCCGTCAAGTTCTAGCTGTGTTACTGTTGCCCAAAGCACCATCTTGTCTCCTGGCAGAGTTGGCGAACCAGTTGCCAGTCTATTAAACTTGGTAAAGTATTGTCCACTTGGCGGAACAAACTTGATCAATCCGCCTTGTGCAATATACTGTTTGTTGTCTGACACTTGAGGACCAACTGGAGCAGGTGCCTGCGAACTTACAAACTGAAAATAACCAGTTGTTGCATTAACACTTGTTGTGCTTTGTATCCAGTCAAGATTGAGAGTGGTTAGATCTGGGCGTGTAAAGTTTTGATAGTAAAACTCCTGCACACCTCTGCTGCTTAGAATAGGCTCAACTTGATTTACAATAACATCCGAAATGTCATTTTGATCCACAAAGGTAAATGTAAAGCTAGGTGTTTCGGTATCTTCAAAAATTAATCCATCACTGGCAAATACATTTGTGCTTGAATACTTGCCTGTAATATCAACAAGGTCCAAGTATCTGCTTGTGCCAATGCTGCTACGATTGACTGCTTTTGATTTGATAATTGTGCTGTAAAGTGTGTATGGGAAGTTGTTGTAGTCTTCGCCATTTACCATGCGGTTCTGTGTGTAGTATCTTGCAGGCGCACGTTGCTTGATATCGTTGATGTTTTCTCTGTTGGTTGCATTGCTAACAGGTTGTGTAAGCGCACAAGTAAGTGTTAGTGTTTCGTTGCGTCCTGTTCTGCTAACATAAGCAATAGCAATAGTGACGTTTTGCAACTCGTCAGTGTCAATGATGTAGTTTAATCCATTTGAGCTTCTAACATAGGTTCTAAATGTGCCAACAGGAATACTGCTAAACACACCATCACCAAAGTTCAAGTTGATTTGATCATTTGTTCTTGACGTGATTGTAAAATATTTGCGCTGTTCAGGAGCAAGTTGCTCAACTGCACCAGCATAGATGTTGTCTACATACGTCCATTCAGTGTCAATGTTGCCTTGGCTATCAAGTTGGTATAGCCAAACGTCTTCGTTGTTGATACCTTCAATGTTTACATTTACAACTCTGTTTGAAATACGTTCACCAAGATTGAAGTTTGAATCTTGCAATGCACCTTGTTTGAACAGGAAGAAGAAGCCTGTGTTTGCACTGGCATATCCTTGTCTGTCATTTCTATAAAGAATATTAAAGGCACTGTTTGGCTGTGGTGATGGCTCGTACACATATGTTTTGTTTTGTGAAGTTGCGCTTACTGCCTCAAATACCATGTTAGTGCCGTTAACTGTGCCATTGAATGGAACCACTGGCAAGAAACCTTGCAACAAGTTCAATGTATATTCATCAGTTTGTACACCAAGAATTGTTTGACTGTTACCTGGACGTCCAAAACGCTGGGCACCACTCATTGCACTGTTCATGATAACTGTGAACTGTTCTAGCCAGTTTGGATTGGTTGTGTCATTCCAATTGACTGTTACGTTGGATAGATTAACACCTGTAAAGTCCACAATGTTTTCTGTTGAACTTACACTTTGCACTTTGAGATAGCCTTGCGCGGCTGTATTACGCTTTGGCGTATAACTTACCAATTCAGCAAGGCGTGTTACACTGTCGCGTCTTTCAGCAGTGTCAATGAAGTTTTCTCTGGTGTTAAGATCGTTTCTGAAACTGGCTGCTTGACCCATAAAGGCCATAACGTCAAGTAGAGCAATAAACTCTGAGCTTTCAATGTAATCGTTAAAGCTCTCAGGATAGTATAAACGAATGTAGTCAATAAAGCTCTTGCGAAGTGTTTCAAAGTCATAGCTCTGAAAGTCAGCTTCGCGATAGGTTTGGTAGATACGCTTCCAATCCTCTACGCCGAATATACTGGTTTGTCTAGTTGTTTTTGCCATGTGTTTCTATCCTTGGCAAGTATTTATGATATTAATAAACTGGGTAGTTTATACTAAACGTCTGAGTATGCAGCTCGTTGTGTTTGGTTATCAAAAAACACAGTCAGTAGTTCAGCATTTTGTCCACTAACAGTATCTACTTCTAGTTCAACTAGAATGCCGTTTTCTTGTGCAAAAACATTGATATCAGTAATACTAATTCTAGGATCTTGTGCAACCACACGTTGTATTTCTGTGTTTATCTGTTGTGCTGTTGCAGCGTTCTGTGGTTCATAGATCAAGTTCCACATTGCAGTTCCAACTTCGGGACGGCCTGGCATTTCACCTTGGCGAATGTTTAGTGCATTAAGCAAATCGCGTTTAATCAATTCAAAGTCTGTGACTGTGTATGATTTGTATCTGTCTATTGTGCTGTATCCGATAAATGTTGGCATAACGTATTTATTACCTCAATCCTGGGTGTCCGGGCACCTTGGGTGATGCCACTACACTTTTAACTGCACTGTCAACATTGGTTCTCAAACTGGTGTTTGTTGCACTGTTAACCGCTGTGTTAAATCCTTGTACTGCTTCTGGTAGTTTTTGTATAGCCAGTTCAACTGCATACTGTCCGCCGCGTACCAGTTCATCCATTTGACCTTTGCTAATTTTGCTACTAGCACTGCCTGCAAATGTTTCGCCTAACACACCAGCACCTTGTGTCCATTTGGCAACTGCTTCACCACCAAACTTTGCAGCACCTGCTACCAGTCCTGCTAGTGCGCCTGTATCTTCCAGGCCAGTTGCAACTCCTAGACTTTGCAGTTCGCCAAGTCCTTTGTTGAACAAGTCAGTTTGTGCAAAATCCTGCAAACTTTCGTTACCCAAGAAGTCACTTAGGCCGCTAACACCTTGATTGCCTGTCCACACACTGCTACTGCCTAGTACTGTTGAAATATCAGCAGTAGCATCTTTGAGAAAGAACTCTGTGGTACCTGGTTTCAAAAATCCAGTTTTTTCCAACTGCTCGGGAGACATACCAAACTTGCCAACTCCCACAGTGTTAGATATATCCCCAACACCTTGTGGCACTTGTTTGCTGGCTTGTGCCAACATTGCCTGTGTTTGCTGAGGCTGGATTTTGCCAACCGCTGTGTCTGTGCTGGCTTGTGTTTCGTAATCTGTTTCGCTTATTTTTGGAACATCAGCTTTGGCTGCATCGTCAACTGCGGCTTGTGTTTTTGGTTCCAGTGGTATCTCTGCTGCGCCGCCTGTGAAGTTGGTAGTGGTATTAACACCAGTTCCGTGGAACGGGAACGGCTCGTGTGTTGGAGCTCTGCTGACCACTGTTTCAATTTTGTTTTGTTCAACAACCCAACCTGTATCTGCTTCAAATTTGGTATCTGGCAATCTGTTTTTGGGGATTTCTTGCGGCTTGGCAACGTCACTGGCAGCACCACTGTTTAACTTGATAGGCTGTCCTTCCAGTGTTAATGTGCTAGCACCCCAGGAACCTGCTGCTGATTTAATAGCAAGACTGCCGTCACTTTTGATACCAATGGTTTTTTGGCTGTACGCAAGAAAATTGTCTGTGGCACTGAGGCTTAGTGCTTTGGTTTCAACAGTCATGGCATTTTTAGCAAACATGTTGATGCTGCCTTCTTCACTGTTGATATTGATATCTCTGGTGGCATGCATGTTGATCTCACCTTGGCTGCGAATGTTAACACTGTTTGATGCATAAACATCCACTGTGCCTTCTGCACCCATTTCAATCCAGGTTTGCCCGTTGGCATGCATGATGTGAATGGTTTCGCCTGTGTCATTCATCATGATTTGATGACCAGTTGCTGTGCGTATTCTAAACAGTTGGTCCTGTCCAGCAAGGTCGCCGTCATCCATCACAATGCTGTGCCCGCCGCGACGTGAAATAACCTGTACTTCGTTTGGCTGTAAAGTGCTGGCATTGACTTTTGCAGCAAATTCAGCGTCAGTCATGCCGCCTTGATATACTGGTCTCCCGGGACTGCTCCAGCCTTGTACAGTGCTAGGTGATTCTCGCTGACTGTTTGAAGTGATTGGGCCAAGCAACGGATCAGTGATAACACCTTGGTTAAGCATTTGGCCTGCTAGCACACTGTGAACTGGCCTTGCTTCATCAAAGAATTTTGGATTCTCAGAAATTGCTTTGTTGCTGTTGTTTATTTCTGTAACAGGCAGCTTGGGCTTGCCACTGAGATAAGGTGAATTGGTATCGTCGGTGTACTTGTTGCTGCTACCAATAGCAGGTAGCATGTGATTGATGCCTGGTTCAATTGGGCCGCCAATATAGTAACCTTGGTTTGGATCACCGTTTGCAAAGAAACAGATAACCTTGGTACCCACATCGGGTGGTGTTCCCCAGAAACCGTAGCTTTGTTGGTTGCCAGTAAATGATCCAGGCCCAGTTGGTTGTGGTGCACTTTGCTGTGTTGTG